ACAACAAGAATCCTTGAGCGGTAATCATATATTGATATTGGGATGCCGAAATTGTTTCAGCATTATGCAATATGATTCTGCCTTGGGAATCCTGTGTGATATGCAAGCCTAAACCGTTAGCAATCAAATTCGTTACAGTATCAAGTTTGTCTTCCAACCACCCAACATCCACATCCAGGTCGATGTCCATATTGTCGACAGTTTCTTTTACTGTTTCGTTAATAACGGTGTTCATGTTCGCCCTGGCATCGCCCAACTCAATGGAATCGTATTTTCCTGTGAGAACATTCCACTCGGTTTTGATGACTCTTGCGTTCGCTTCGACATTCAGTTTATCAAAGTAAACATGGACGGTATCGCCTAAACTGACTCGTTCTAACTGAAGAATATCCTTATACTCTTCGGTCTGCCATAAAGGAATGAAGTCGATCTTGATGTTTACGCTAGGTACTTCGATAGGATTGTTCTGTGCGTATGTAGTGGCTTTTGCCAATAAATCGGCTGCGGTCGGAACTTGTCCTGTTTCGTAGTCACTAGAAAAGTCTACGTTCAATATCTTCGGAGTGGTTGCCCCTGTCTTATTAAAGTAGTTAGATGCTTCGTAAGTGACCTCATCTACAACGGCATAACCATAAACACCATCATATACGTTTTCGTTGTTTTGCTCTTGGACGAAGTCGGTTAAATTCTTGCCGTAAGCGATCCTTACACCGTTGTCCGCACCTCTGCGAGCGTACATTTTTACCGTTAGGTTATCCCATTCGTATTCGCACCTTAAAACATCCAATACACTACCTTCATATCCGCCTAAACATTCCCTAAATGAACGAGGAATGTCCAATGTAAATGTAGAAGTAGTGTTTGAAATGTCCGTCCAAGTAGTGAATGGATAACTACCCAAAATATGACTTACAAGTTGGTTTTTGATGTTGACCGCACCTGTTGCCGTGAATGGCTTAACCACTATCTTCGACAGATCGTAGGTAATATGTTGTGCTTTGACCTGGACAACGAAGTTAATCGGTTCGCTGATAAAGTAGACTCGGAATATCTGTTCACTCCCATCCCCTACTTCGACTTTGATTAAACCGCTGTTCTTTAGATCCTCATAGTGTTTATCTGTAGTCAATACTGTGAACTCGCATTCGTAGATGCCGTTTAATTCCTCTGTGACGGTACATTCTAACGGTTGGATCGTTCCTAAACCATTGGTCGAATCGCTCACCAGAACGCTTAAAGACTTGCTAGAATCAAGAATTTTCATAACCGCCACCACCTCGGATAGACCTTTACTGATGTGAATCCTGTTACTGTGATTTCATTCGTAGAAGTAAGAACAGGGAAGCCACCGACTATGGTCAGATCTCCATTGCGATTTATGCTACCTTCCCAACAGTCTTCAATCTCGCAATCTATGTAGGTTGTGGATGTGTTGTTAGCAAGAGTAAGCACACTTGAATTAACGGTGATCGACCCTGTTCCTACCACCTCTATAAGTGGCTTGGATGGGTGATCCGTTGGATTGATAAGAGATATAGAACTGTCAACCGCAATGGCATTCTCGCCACTTTTGAGCCATTTCTGTGGTTTAAAATTGAAGTTTAAGGTAAAGTTACCTCTCTCGTTGAATTGCCACATATCTGGCTGAATCTCACCTTCAAATGAAGCCATCATGTAGACATCCGGCTCCTCTGTAGTCTCGAATCTTTGGTAGCCATCCAATGCGGAAAGTGCGTTAATCAGCGAGGTATAATTCGATGCCCAATCTTTTCTGATGTGGCATGAAATCGGTCTAGTGATGTTGGAATATCTGTTTTGGGAAACAGAGACATCTCCATTCCGTCCAGGAACGGAATAATAATCGACCAACTTCTCCGGCTTTCTCCACATTTGCGATCCATCGTAAAAACATTGATAGTCGGAAAGGCTGATGCCACCGAAGGTTAAAGTTTCATTTTTCCTCACTTGAACACCATCCTTCCCCTGTTCGTCTGTTGTACTAACCTATCAATGACAATATCGGCTAACTGATATACGTTCTGATCCTGGGCATTAATAGTCATGTTGATCGTTGGTGATTGACCGACCGCAGATTTAATCATGCTCATTAAACTAGATGTGCCGACTATCGTTTCAGATCCTGCTTCACCGCCACCAAGCATTTTTCCATCCATCATGCCGAAGATCGTAGGATTATTAAGAATCATACCGTTCTTCATGGCTTTGGAATACCAATCAATCGAGAAGTGTGGTACTCTCGGTGGCATCAAACTAAAGCCACCGCTGATGGAAATGTGAGGCAGTTTTAAATGCGGTAAAGACCAGGAGAAATTGAAGAACGATTTGATCCTGTCGATAGCACTCTTTACGGCATCTCTTGCCGAATTGATTTTATCTGTAATCGTGGACTTGATTTGAGTGAACTTATCACTAATGGAATTCAGCAATTCACCAGCTTTTGCTTTGATCGTGTCCCAATTTTTGTAAAGAGCAACACCGATAGCAATGACAGCCGTAATCGCTGCGACTACCAAACCCAACGGAGAGAAGAGCATTCCTATAGTGCTAATCAATGTGCCTAGCGAGGATATGATAGTTCCTATAATCATCAATGCCGGGCCTAAAGCAGCTATGACCGCTCCGATGATTAAAATCATCCTTTTCGTTTCCTCATCCATGCTCATGAAGTAATTGATAACTTCTTGAACCTTCTGCAAGACTTGAACGATGACAGGCATTGCCGATTCCATAATCGAACCCAACAACATTTGGATGGATTCTTTTGTATTGCTCAACGATCCGTTCAAGGTATTGCTCTGCGATTCCATAGCACCGTAGTATTTGCCACCCTCTTGAGATGCCAAAGCAAACGCATTGGTCAACTCTTCGTAAGTGACATCCATCTCCTTGACTTCTTCGATGTTCTTGCCTGTCGCTTCTGCCAATAGTCCGTAAATGTTAATACCGGCATTTGCGAACTGTTTGATGTCTTGAGATGTGGCTTTACCTACGTTCTTGATCTGCTGAAGGTTCTGCGACATTCTTTCCAATTCGGCAGAACCGCCACCTGTGGCTGCTATTGCATTGCCAAGGTTCAAGATGTCTGTTCTCGCATCATCCGCTGAAACACCGGCAGATATCAGATACTGATTCGCCTGGATTAGAGATGCTGAATCAAAAGGACTCTTTTGTGCATCTGCTTGGAGTTGAGAAATAACCCTGTCTGCTTCCTCTGCCGAGCCTGTCAAAGTGGTAAACATGGTTCGGTATTGCTCCATTTGAGCATTGTAATTAATACCGACAGTTCCTAATGCAACGATAGGAGCGGTCAGTTTTACTGAAAGGTCTTTCCCTGTATCGGTGATTTTGCCACCGACCTCTTTCATCTGATTGCCGACTTCCTGTAGTTGCTGTTTGGCTACAGAACCGAAATCCCTATATTGATCCTTTAAAGATTTGAGATTGCTCTCGGTCTCGGAGATCTCTCTTGCCAACATCTGCTGTTGCTGTTTGGCTTCTTCCGTTCCCTGTCCGTCTAATTGTTTGTAGGCTTCATTTAAGGTCTTTAGACGGTCTTTTGTATCATCGATGGACTGTTTTAACAGTTCCTGTTTCTGCTTCAGTAAATCGGTATTAGATGGGTCTAATTTAAGTAGCTTGTTGACATCTTTTAAGGATGCCTGTGTGTTTTTCAGAGATTTATCTACATTGCTTAACGCTTTTTGTAGTGGTGTGATATTAGCATCCAATTCAATGGTGATGCCTTTTATTCTGCTACCTCTTGCCATAAATCTCCTTCCTAGAATCTATCAAAGTCATCTTGCGATGCCAGTTCTTTCCAATCGTAATTATCGTTCGATTTCTCAACGAACATATCATTGACCATGCCCACGGATAATTCGTCTAAATCAGCCATAGACAAGCCAACTTCAGTACAACGAAGAAGAAACAGAGCGGTACTCATTTCACGCTCTGTTCTTCTGCTTTTTTTTTAGGTTTTTCAAGCTGTTCAGTATTCAATCCCCATAACTCAATGATTTGAGGAAGGATCATGTAGATGCTGAACATTTCAAATTGGTCGAGCCATTCATCTGGATCTGATGGGATAGTATTGTCATATTGCCATGCCATGACATAAGCCACGTTCATGAATATTTCCAAATCCTCTGCCCCTAAAGCGTTCTCGTTCATCTTTGGAATCAATGAAGCGATGTCTCTGAACAGATCTCGGTTGAATTTCTCTCTGTACCTTTTTGTGGTGGAAGCGGTAGCTTTAAATCCTACCTCTTTACCACCGATGCTTATGATTTTCTCCATAGTTTAATTAAGGTTCTTGAACCGTAGTGAACCAGTTAGCGTATGCCGATGCGGTCGAAGGGCAACGAGATTTGACTAACTCGTCATTGATCCTCGGCATAGCCGTGATCGTGATGGATTCGGTCTGTGGCTCGATGGATTCTTCCTTCGTGCTTCCATTGGTTGCCGGTCTTGAAGCGGTGCATCTGTACATACAATGTCTTGTTGCACTCTCATCACCTTCAAACTGGAACAGAAGAGCGAACTCAACTGTAGGAACATTTGCGTGTTCCAAGTAGATGCCCTTTGTTGCATCTAACGTTTCGCCTAAAACGGCTGTCCTAAAGGAATCCGGCAATAACGCTAATTCCAAATCGCCCTGGTAACCATTATTTGCGGATGAAGCATAATAGATGATGTTATCAGCATAGAAGTTGTTTGTATCGCCCTGTGCTTCCAAGGACAGAGAAACCGCCCCAGGGAGAGCGACAGGAGTCGCATAGGTCAGTACACCTGTGCCGTCATCGGTCGCAACAGCGTAATAGCATTTTGAGATGCCGTATTTGATTTTATTTGCCATATTGCTCCTTATTCTGTGATTACTTGAGTGACATATGTGATCTGAAATAAATTCTCGGATCGGATATATGCTTCACTCTTTTCATAATAAAAACCGTTCTGATTGAGAACGGCTTCGATAGTCTGTTCGTTTGCGAAGTCTTTAGAAGCGGAATACAGTTCTATGTTAAGCACATCGATGCTGACATAGTTTGTGTTATCCGCTCCAAAGTCATCGTTTTGAGGATAGTTGAATACGATATAAGGCGGTACAGGTGCGATATTGTTCGGAAACGAATCATAGGTAAAAGGAAGACCGATGCTTTCAATCATTTGTTTCACTTCGATAAATGTCATTCGCTCAATCTCCTTACTATCTCTTCTTCAAGTTTCCTCTGTGCTTCCTCGTTCACCTTTTCGATGTGAGGAAACGCTTGAACTGTACCGCCTGTATCTCTGCCCCAAAGCCACTTTGCGTGACCGCTCTCAAGTAAATGAGTTAACTGATACACCTTGTTGTGAACTGTCGCTTCCAAGCCATAACGCAATTCTGTGAAGGTAACTCTCCACCCTTTGCGGTATTTACCGCTGCGGTTCTCAAAGTTCCCTTCTACCTTTAATTCGTCTCTAGCTTCGTTAGCAACATCTTTAACGGCTTCGTTCGTTTCTTCCAAAACATCGGCTGACCAATCTTTCAGAATGTTCGTAACAGCACCGCTGAAGTCATTCGCAGAAACGTATCTTCTACTCATTACCTTTTCTCAATTCGACATACAGTTCGATTTCATCTATGTTCTTAATGTAAGTACGATAGATGGTGTACTGTGTGCCTTTGTATTCGATGATTTTTTCGTTGTGGTAATCGAAAGTAAACATGGTGAATCTGTATTGAGGATTCAGACCGTTTCTGCCTCCTTCAAACCACTCCTGTTGATTTGCACTTGCGACATCGACAAATACTTTGTGTTTTGTGGTAGATGGGATCATCACACCATATTCGTTTTGGGTGAAGGTCTCCACCACTAAATAAGCTACATCCGACCTGTTCATTTCAACCAATCCGTGTAGCCACTTGCCATGCTCATCTGTGCCTTTTGCTCGTCATAGGATGCTTTCAAACGTTCCAATTCCTCTACCCCTTTGGCATCACCGAAGTGGTATTTGCAATAGGTACAAACGGCACGGATTATTAAAGCGTTTGTGGTGTCATCTTCCGTGACTCCGGCTATGCCCAAGTCAAGAAGACAAGCGTTTATCAAATCAGTTATTTCTTCATCGAAATCATCAGTAACGATACGCAAGGCGAGTTTAACTTTTTGTAATATCGTATTCATTCTTACTCCTTGTAAAAAGGCGAAGAATTACTTCCTCGCCTTTCTTGTTGTTTTCTGTGCTTTCTCTGGTGTTTCCCTGGTCTCAATCGGTTCGCAGAAATCCCTGATGAATTTCAGCTGATATTCTGTGACTTCGACTTCCGATCCGGCTAACACCTCGATAACACACGGCTTTGTGATCTTGACTCTCATGTTCTAATTAAGCAGCTTTGACAACTGCGAAGCCGTTCGGCTGAACAAGGTGCATAGATGCGAGGACTTTGCCAACGATCTTGACCAGATCATGTTCAGCATAGGTGTTTTCATCGATGATGTACTTGAAGTCATATCCGTCAGGGAAGTTGATTTCGACACCATTCAGGTCACCGACTAACAGACCAGTTACGGTGTTGTTGAATAATACTTCCATGCCGTTGAACGGATCTTCAATCTTCGCACCAGTAGTGGCACGAGCATTCATGATGGCTGCATAGTTTGCTTTAGAGATGATGACAACAGGGTTCTGTGCTTCATCGCTTAAACGAGCGAAACCGGCCATGACTGCGGTGTTGTCGATCGGATTGGTGACTTGAGCAGCCAAAGAAGATGCTTCGATTTCAGCAACGATAGCATTTTCCAATGCAAGACCGATCTGGTGTTCAAATTCGCTCAACAGATAATCGAGGAATGCTTCACCTCTTAATGCGAGAACGGTATCGGAAACCTTGATCCACTTCTTGTAGTATTCGCTGATGAACTTGACGGAACCGAGAACTAAAGTCTCTTCAGCCGGAGCGGTTTCATCGCCTTCGGTGTGCTTAACTGCACCAGTAGCGGACTGCTCAAACTGAACGGTGTAGTCGCCCTTGATGAAGACCTGTCTTACTCTTGATAAGATCGGCAGATTTGCCCAATCGGTGCGAACTCTGTCGGAAACATATTCAGGGATCTCAACTGTGCCTTCAGCGTGTTCAGAAAGCAGCTTTCTCATTTCTCTGTCATCGCCCTTGACTAATTCAGCAAAGGCATCGATGTACTCTTTTGAATTACGGAATTCTTTATCCATTGTGTTTTTCCTTTCCTCGGTCGGTACGACCTCAACTTCTTTGGCAGTCTTTAAGGCATCTGCCATTTCCTGTTTTCTCATTTCAACTTCTGTGAGGATCTCGGCTTTTCTTGCTTCCAGTTCTTCGACTTCCGTTGAAAGAGAATCGATGTCGGCACCTTCCTTGTTCATCTCTTCTTCAATTTCGAGAGAACGCTTTTCGATGTCTGCCATCTGCATTTCTTTGATTTCCATACTTATTCCTTTCTCAAGGTTTTGAGTTTTGCCAAAAGATTCTCCTTCTTTTCGTTCAACAACCTTGCTTCTTCTTCTGCTCTTGCTCTCTCCGTTTCCAGCTCTGCGATAACTCCATCGCAATGCTTACGAGCAGAGATGATTTCGGTGTTGTTGTTCTGTGGCAGACTTACGGCTGAAACATCATAGAGCTTCCCAATGGCATCGATGCTTCTAATGTATGCACCATCATTGAAAGACATATGATCCTTGGCAACCGTGAAGCCGAAACTCATCTTGTCTGTATAGCCACCTTTGATTTCTTCATAAAGGTTTCTACCGATTTCTGTACCGCCCAGATAGGCACGGACTTTTAGGCCATGCTCATCTGCTTCCAAGGTCATCGTTTTGTTGGATAACCTCGCAAAGACTCTTCCTTCATGGTCATACTGGAAGATGACATCGCTCATGTCGGTGTTGTCGAAGGCATTTCTGCTGACTACTTCCTTCACTTCGACTTCATCTCCGTTTCTGTCTGTTGTGTTGTAGAGATGATAAGGATCATCAAATGTTGTCGCATACCCTTCGACCATGTAGTCTTCGGCATCTGTGACATCCATCATCATGGATCGGTATTCTCTACCGTTTTCAATTTTCTTGTCCATCAGTTCCGTCATTGGAATCTCCTTCCTCTTCGATTGGTTTGTATTCGCCCCTAATGTAGGCAACATCTCCGTTCGGCAGCGGAGCATAGTTGAATAACTCACGGATCTCATTGATCGTAAGGATTCCCCTGTCTCCGAGGTCTCTCGCTACGGTCACTTTTGCCGTCTGTGACATATATTGCAGTCTGTTGGCATTGACATACACATGATTCCCAAAAGACCGCTCACGCTCCGTATAAATGGCTTTAGACAGAGCTTCGCTCAAAGCAATGGCGAACGGTTCGATTGCGGAATTAAAAAAGGCATCCAATTGGTCGGAATCAGCTTTGCCTTGTATTACATCCTCATTGATGCCGAAGTAATCGAAGACATTATCTTTGATCATCTGCATCTGTTTTTCATCAGGTGTGTATGGTGATGCTTCTAGCTGCTTGATGTCTGTGTATGTATTTGGGAATAACAACAGACCGCCATTACCGTTCTCTGCTTTCAGGTTCTCCCTTGAGAATCTCATTCTTTCCTCTGCGAGATCTTCAGGTGCGGTGAAATTGCTCACCCTTGCCATGAATCTGTAAGAAGCAGAATTCTTAACCGCTTCTTCGATGCCTTGTTCATTGATGGCAATCAAATCCATCGTTGACCTTAACGCATGATTTGATTCGCCATAGAAATCACTCTTGTACTGGTGCTTATTCAAGTAGGCACAACGATCGAACTCAACGATGCCAGTTTGATTATTTATGAACTTATACTTCAGCCACAGTTTGCCTTTTTTGTCCTCTACCAACGAGACACGCTCCGGCAACACAGGAAAGAACCCAATGGTCTCAAGGTATTCGTTTTGAACCGGCACGATGAACAGATTGTTCGTACAATCCAATATCGTTGAGCATCTCGCCAAAAACTGTGGATAGGTCATCCAATCGTTTGGCTTATGTTTCATCTTCGCTTTGAGGTTCGGCTGTGCTTCGCCTTGTAGTTCAACTTTTAACTTTGAGATATGTCTTGCTTTTGCTTCGATCGCTGACCGAACTAAAGCTGACTCATATACTGAACCGATGTGATCGTGAAAGACAGGTTCGTATGCCGTCAATAATTTGAACTGTTCTGTATTTTTAAGTTTTACAGGCTCTTCTTTTGGAAAGAGCCAATCAAACAATCCTGCCATTTAGGATCTCCTTTCGTTGGTCAGCTGCCGACCAATTTCATTCCAGTATTTGTCTCTCATGCACATCGCATCGAGCATGGATGCCATTCCATCAATGTGCATTCTTGGTTCAACCTTTACCAACTGGCACCGTTCGTTCTCGGTGTTGATCTTTAAGGCTGAATTGTAAAAGTGTATTTTAAGAAGATCGTTGTCACCGATGTTGATGACTCCGTCTTTCATTCTCGCTTCGGTCTCGTAGATGATGTTGGATAAGTTCCAGCCTTGGAAGACATCATCGCAATGGAAACCGTACTGCTTTAAATCGTTGACTAGGTATTGTGCGGAATATCTATCGTACCCCACTTCTAAAACATAGATCTTGTACTTCTCGATCAGTTCCTTACACCAGTTGAAAACATCCTGATAGTCTATGAAGTTCTCACCACTCGGATAGAGGAATCCCCTTTGGATGTACTGATTGTAAGGAAGACCGTCTCGTGCGGTAGCTTCTTCGATCTTGTTTGTCGGCAGCCAGAACCGAGCGAACGTGTTTATGATTCCATCTCGTTCGATCAGCAAGACCGCACACGAAAGGTCGGTCGTACGAGATAAGTCCAAGCCGATGACACCGTAGCATCCTTTGAAATCCTCAAGTTTAAGAGGTTCACGGACACACTTTTCAATCGTCTGGGCATCAAGCCATGCGACAGAGCTATTCTGTTTTACATTGCAATACTTCGTTAAGAACTCCGCTTTTTTTGAAAGGGAACCTTCTGCTATTGCGATCTCTTCCAGCATATAATCGACCGAAACACTCACGCCCAAGTTCGGCATCGATTTCTGCAATTCGTTGATGTCATTCCATTTGTTGACATCATCTATTTGATAAATAAAAGGAGCGAGCCTTGTTTCCTTGCTCGTTCCGTTCAAAACGGCCGTTCCCCTTTTTAACAGTTCATCGTATAGTCCTTCGACATAGTTTGCGGTGCTGATCGAGAGGATCATCGGTTGTTTTCTTGCTCCGAGGGCAGACTTTAAAACCTCGTACTGTTTCAAACCCTGGTCGCCTTGCCACGCAGCGAACTCATCACAAACTACGAGGTGTGGGTTTAAACCATCACTCTTCTTGGCATTGAATGCCAATGGTTGGATCGATGTGTTGAACGATTCGACATAGATGTCGGTTCTTCTCTTTTTTGATAGAGAATTAAGCTCCGGCTCTTGTCCTACCATCTGCACGAACGCATCATAGCAAAGCCTTGCCTGTTCCAATTTCGGTGCGCAGAAATAGATCCTAGCACCGTACTCGCCATCACAAAAGGTCACATAATCAGCGATGGCAGCAGCGAGTAATGTTTTACCGCATTTCCGTCCAACCACTAGCAAGACTTCTCTAAACTGTCGCAGACCGTTTTCATCAACGATCCCAAATATCACGGATATAAAAGCCTTCTGCCAAAGTTCAAGT